GTATGATGGTGGAAATTACTATCATACTGTCTCCTCTATGGTTATAGAGCAGCGTATCATTCGTTATAAAGGCGCGGTTGTCGCTCAAGTAAAAGGGCCCAGCTGGCAAAATGATGATCTCTTTGGATTTAATCCTCAGAACTTCATCCCAGCGGCTTGGGAATTACTACCCTGGTCCTTCTTAGCAGACTACTTCTCCAATATTGGAGATATACTCACGGCCTCGATTGTTTCGACTAAACATCTGGCTTACACTAACCGTACCGAAGTTGTGCGAATCCGAAAGTTTGGAAACCACAAACTCGTTCCGGGGAGTGCGCCAGGTGCTAATTGGACTTTCAAAGCTTCGAGTGGTAGTTCTAGGTTTCACGAGCTAAATAAGAAGACCGTTAATCGATCTACAGATGTCGACGTTCCTTTGCCGACTCTGCAGCTCAACTTTGATTTAACAGGGGGTCAACTTGCAAATATTGACGCTCTGTTATCTCAAGCCAACGCTCTTCATCCGCAACATAACCCCCGCAATTGGCATAGATGAAAATCTATGTCTAATTACATTTAGGGACAATCATGTCATTTGCACTAACTAGTCCAATTACTGGACAAGCGCAGACTGGCCTCACTTCGCCCACTTATACGCATGTAACGGACTCCGCCCCGGATATTACCGGTAAGCAGGTCGCAGTTACGGCGCTCGGTGGAACGCAGACCGGCGTCACGACGCACAGTATGTCTTCACCCTTTACCATCACGTTCTTCAGGCCTAAGGTTTTCCGCTTTCTTGGGAAACCGAACCCGACGACGGGATTGATAAAGGATGTCCCGCGCAACACGTTTAAGTTGATCACCCGCAAGGGTGTTCTTCCGCTGGCTGGGCAGCCTTTCCAGAATATGCAGGTCACTACTATTATTGACCTGCCAGCTGGTTCAGATACTGCCGATGCAGCCAACGTTCGTGCTGCGTTGTCAGCTCACTTTGGCGCGTTAGTTCAGCAATCGGCTGGTGTCGGCGATACCGCTGTTTCGGGTGTCGTCTAACTAGTCTTTGCTCTATCTTCCGCGTTTCGAGTTTGCTGTTTGGATAGGAGCCATACATGCGAGATTTCGCTGTTGAGTTGCCTTTCTGCCTTGATCATGATTTGCGGATGGCCGGTTGGAATGGGGCGATTAGTCCCTATCCAGATATGAACGTTAGGCAAAAAGCTATG